ATGGGCCGGGAGGGGTTGGAGCGGTGCAGCCGGCCCTGGGCGTCCGTCCACTCCCAGGTGGCCACGTAGAAGTAAAAGCCCGCCGGTCCCAGCGCCGTGGACGAGGCGCCGCTGTCGCCCTGGGCGTAGGCGGCCACCATGAGGTTGTGGGTCTGGGAGTGAAAGCCTGCCTCCACCACGGCGCGGCCATCGTGCACGCAGGTGAGCGGGCCACTGACGACCGTGTAGCCCTGCCCCGATGCCGTGGGCGGCTGGGAGGCGCTGGCCGAGAGGCTCAGGTGCGCCGCCAGGGGCATGGCCACGTAGTAATCCAAGATGGTGGTGCCAATCTGCGCCGTGCTGCTGCCCAATTTGAGGGTGTAGCTGGCGGGTCGGTCCTGCTGGGTCATCACCCAGGTGGGCAAGATAACATCCAGCACCGACACGTCGTTGGCCGTGCCCGAGGTGTCGGAGACCAGCGCCCGGCCAAGCCCTGTGCACATGGGGAAGCGGGCGTAGTTGGTGACCGTGCCGTAAATCTGGGCGCACGCCGCCAGGTCCGTGGTGCCGCCGATGGGGGCCTGGCCCTCGGCCCAGCGGGCGACGATGCGGGCCCGGTGGTCAATCAAGAAGTAGGTGGGCTGGTCATAGATCCAATACTGGCCAATGCCGGTGCCGCCGCCGTAGCCCTGGTAGGGCTGCCAGGCGCCCTGGCGCACCACGCAATAGCCCTGCACGGCCGCACTGGCGCCGGCAAAGTTGGCCTCGGGCGGGCAGGCGGCAAAGGCGTGGGCAGCGATGGCGGCGCCTGCGGGGGTGCGAAAGGCCGTACTGGCCACCAGCGTCAGGGTGCCGCCTGCAAAGCTTGCCGCATCCACGGCCACGTACTGGTAGGCGACGCCGCTCGAGTTGGGCCCTTGGGGGGTCACCTGCTCAGAGAGGTGGCGGTAGACGGCGATGGCCAGCTGGGCTGTGGGGGTGGCTGCCTGCTGGCCGTCGTTGGCGGCCATGGCCACCAGGGTTGTGACCCCGTTGTTGTAGCCCTGGCTGCCGGCGCTCACCCCCGACGTGGCCTGGCTTTGCAGGCTCAGAGGCGACGAGACCGCGTAGGTGCCGCCGCCCAGAGGGTTGGTGACCACGTAAAGGCGGCCGTCGTAGGCCACCGCCAGGTAGTTGGCAGCGCCTGGGGCCTGGTGGGTCGTGGGGCTCGAGATGGCCAGGCCCTGCAAAGGGGCGCCGGCCTGGGCGGGGCCCATGCCCGACAAGAAATAGGACGTGGCGTTGGTGAGCAGGGGGCGAACGTAGATGCCATAGGACGTGATGCCCGACTGCACCGTGGACAGCTGCGCCGCGTAACCCACGTAGGTCACCTGGTTGTGGTGAAACAGGGTCATGGGCGGGGAGCTGGTGGTGCCGGTACCGGCCGCCGTCACCGCCAAACAAGCGGTGGTCAGCACGGTCGCTGTCGTCACCACGTTGCCATAGAAGTCGTAAATGTAGCGGGTCAGGGTGCCGGCGTTTAGGGCCACGATGGCCAAGTTGCCCGTACCTTGCAGGCCAATCATGTCCACCCACTGGGCCGTCAGTGCCAAGGTCAGCGTCTCGCCGGTGTCGGTGAGGCCGTCCACGTTGCCAAACGACAGGTTGAAGCTTGTGCCGTCGTAATAGCCTGCGGCAAAGCGCCGGGTGGCGCCGGTGGTGGCCAGCTCCTGGCGGGCCATCAAAAGGGGCCACTGGGCCATGTCCTGCTGGCTGCGCTGCAGGGCGCTGGCAAAGGTGCGGGTGCGCAGGCTGAAGGGCAAAACCGGCTGGGTCCGGTTGGGGACCGTGCCGTTGGCGTGGGCCCATACGGGGGTCGTAAAGGGGCCTGCGGGGTCGGGCAGCTCGCCGTGCACCATCACGTCGCCCTGCAAAGACGGCGAGGCGGTGTCTTTGGCGGCCACGTTGTAAACGTGCTGGAAGCCTTGAGGCAGGGTGCTTTGGAAGGGGGGCAGCTGCTGCACGGTGCCCAGCTGGGCAAAGTTGGCGTTATCGGCCCGGGTGGTGGCCGGCGCCGGCAGCTTGCTGGCGTCGATTTTGACGTTGAGGCCGCCGTCTATCCCCTGGGCCTGGGCGTCGGCGTTGACGATGCGGTCGAAACTTGTCTGCGTGCTCGTCGTCGCCATCTTAGGCTCCGTACTCTACGATAAGGCCAAAGGAGGTGGCGACGACATAGCCGGTGCCGATGTAGCTGCCCACGCCCAAATAGTCGCCAGCGTTAAACGGGTACTGACCCTTGGGGAACGTAATGGGCGACACCGGGTAGAGGTTGCCGGCTTTGATGCCCATGGTGTCGATGATTTGCCCCGTTGTGCCGCTGGTGTTGTTTTTGAAAACCTGGACGGTCATGTCCCCCCCAAGCGACCTATCGTTGGCCATGGAGATGCCGACGATGGAGCCTGAAAAAGGCATCTGGCGGTCGGCGGCAATCCACGCCAGAGCGTTGGTGTCCGTACGGACGACTGGGAAGACGGTGCGCAAGACGCCGCCCTGGGTCGTTTGCCGCCAGAACGTGCCCATGTCCACGTACGTCTTGAACCCGCCGACCGAGGAGACAAAGTTGTTTGCCGTGACGGTGCCGCGAGAGATGACCGTTCCGGCATCGTCAATCGCAAACTTCACCACGCTGTTTGTGGCGTCGGTCGTGTAAAAGGCGGTCGTGTTGGCCAGCGGGGTAATGCACACGCCGCCGTCCGTGCGGTTGCGAAAAGCCGTGTTGCCGTTGACGGTCAGGTTGCCGTTTTGGGTCTGGGCGCCGGTCACCGTCACCGCGCCGTTGGCCTGGGTCGTCCCGTTGATGGTCGCGTTGCCGTTGAGGATGACGTTGCCGGCCGCCTTGACGTTGCGCAGGATCTGCAGCGAGCCGTCGGCTGCCGGCGCCAGGTAGTTGCCCAAAAAATCCAAAACGGGCTGAACGGCCGTGACGATGTTTTGGCGCACGCGGTCGGCCTCTGGGCTCGAGGTCACCAAGGATTGCACCACGCGGGGGAGGTTGAGGGCCATTAGGGGATGGACCAGTAGATGGGTCCGGTCGGCGGGCCCAAGGTCAGGGGGCTTGGGCGGTGCACGGTGGCGTCGCGCATCACCGGCGCGTAGGCGTCTCGGATGCTGGCGCTTTGCAGCAGCCGCTGCTCGAGGGCCAGCTTGCTCTTAATAATGTCGTCCATGTTCAAAAGGCGCGCCTTGACGCTCATTTTTTGCAGGACGTCTAAGACCACCCACTCGTCCCAGCCGTTGGGCATGACCTCGTCGATGCTCGAGTAATCCAGCAAGGGCGCCCGGTACTGGGGCACGTAGTGGATTTCGATGGCGTTGTAGTAGTCGGCCACAGGGATGGGCTGGACATACAGAAGGTTGCGCATCAGCCGGTAGGCCAAAGGCACCAAGGGGACCGTCAGGTCGCCCAGCTGGCCAAACTCCTCGGCCGAGAACGGCTTGAGCTGCAGGCGGTTTTTGCCGCCGGCGTACAGGACAAACACGTCCGTCAGGTTTTTGAAATCACTCGGTAAGGCGTACGCCTCTTGTCCAGCAATCAGGCTCAGTGGGCGACAGGTGGTGTAATAGTCCCCCGAGCGCAAACACAGCATATCGTACAGCTGGGCCAAAGAGCCCCGTATCCAAACCTTGAGCTCGCTTGTATCGTCAAAAGTCTGACTGTTGATCTGGTCAGACCGCTGCCGCACCTTGGCTGTCAGAGAGTTCAGGGTTTCACTGTTCGGCATACGGGGCCCCTTTGGCGCAAAGTCAGCGGATTAAGGCGCGTAGCTGTCCTTGAAGAACACCGCGTAATGCAAAGCCAGGCTGTTGATGTACTGCTGCGAGCAGTACACGTAGACAAACTTGTTGGTCTGGTCGATGCCCACCACGTTGGCCGTGGGCAGCGACAGCGTCAGCGCGCCCGGTGTGGCGTTGGCAATCGTGGTGACGCCCACATGCACCGAGACGATATCGCTGGGGTAGGCGCGCAGGTCGATGAGCGCCACGGCGGCCGAGCTGGCGTTGGCCGCCACCGCTGGGTGGTAGGCCGTGGTGGGGTTGACCACGACAGTCACCTTGCAGCCCATAGGCGCCACAGTCTCGCCCTGGCCGATGGCGGCGCCGTTGGCGGCGGGCGTGACCGGCAGAACCTGCGCCGGGATGATGGTGTTGGAGGTCGGGGTCGTGGTGTTGGTGAACACCGCCGAGCCGGCAACGACGCACATCGAGGCGTCGCCCGAATACATCGGGTTCATTTTGAACATGGTCATGGTGGCTCCTTGCGCAATTTGGGGATGACCCGCCGGTTTTACGGAGGCCGAGGGAAAGCGTGGGAAAACCCTCAGTCACCAACCCCGTTTGCAGCCTGGGTTAGATGATGACGGAAGGCAGCTTCACAACACCGTTTTTGTGGGGCTGCTTGCAGCGCAACTGGCCGTAGAAGCGCAAACGAGCGGTTCTACCGTCAAAGTTAGCGCCCTGCTCCATCGTCCGGTTCTCCACGTCCACGATATGCGGCACCTCGTACTTGTGGTTCAAAATCCACGTGGAGGGGTCGATGATACGGGCGTAGCCCTGGGGCTGATGGGGGTCGGGGACCATGTCGATGCGGCCAGCGGCGCCGTTGATGACGATGCTGTCAAAGCCGTAGGTGGCCGTCTGCACGGTGCCGTAGCGGACGTTGGTGCCCAACTTGGAATCCAGGGCGTCAAAGTCCATGGGGTTGACGAGGCCCACGTTGCTCTCGCGCGCGCCGCCCTGGCTCATTTTGGCGCTCAGCCGCTTGAGGGCATCCTCAATGGCGAATTTTGACCCGTCCAGCCAGTAGCCGGCCATACGCGTGGGATAAGGGCTGCGGTTAATGCTCAAAAACGAGTCTGAGCCTGTCACGCCGCCGTAGGGCACCCAGCTGTCCATGCCGATAATGGCGCCGTTGAGGTTGCTGCTGTTGAAGCCCACAGCTCCGCCGGCCTGCAAGATGAAGGTGCCGGCAACAAAGGCCGAGGCGTCGGTCAAGGTCAGGGTGCGGTTGATGCCGTCAACGGCAATAACCTGCACAGCGCTGCCCAACGAGGTGGGGGTGCGGCCGTCGGACGGCGGGAACACCGAACCTGCCACAGGGAAGCCCGCGTAGGTGGCCGGCTGCAGCATCTGGTCCTGGTCAAACACCGTCTCCAAGGCCATGCCCTGGGCAATGGCGACTTGGTTGGCGGCAAGGGTCGCGCCGTTGGGGCTGAAGGGGTTGGCCTGGCCGGGGCCTGCGGCCACGGTGCCGCGCCAGCCGGTACCCGAACCGTGAAACTCCATGTCCAGGTTCTTGTAAAAGTCCATCAGCTTGCCGGTCATCACCTCGGTCACGAGGTCGGCGTAGGCGGCCTCGCCATCGGTGAGGGCCTTGTCCTTGTCGAAAAATTCGACAGCGGCGTACGCCTGCGAGCAGCGGATGGCGGCCCGGGCGGCTTTGGGGGCCGACGAGGCGGAGGTCATGGCGGTGTTGAAGTCGGTGCTGAAACCCTGGGAGGGGCCGTACTTGAACACGTGGTCAATCACATCGCCGCTTAAGCCGTCCTGCTTGGGGATGAGATTGAAAAACGGCAGGTTGTTGGGCACCAGCCAAGGCAGGGTGTCCTGGTCGTAGTAAGTCTTGAAGATGGCCTGAAAGTTCGTGATTCCAACTGGCATGTGAGAAGCCCCCGATACGTGAAGACGCCAAACGTCTCAGTGATCGGGGGCCGGATGCCCCTAGCGGTCTCTTGCCGCTGCACGATCACTGGCGAGACGTTCCAGATAGCGCGCGCGCTTGCCTGCCCAGTCCAACGGTCCTTTGACCGTGACTGCTTTGGGCGAGCTGTCGCTTGCTGTCCGTGCCGTGAGCGTTTTGGGCGTCTTCGTTGGTGCCGCCGGGGGCTGGTTGGACGCTGTGGCAAGTCCCAACTTAGCCAATATATGACTCTTCTTCAACATACCGTTCAAACCCTCTTGTACCTCGCGCTCGAGGGCGTCGGCCGCCTCCTTGAGGGTCACGGATTTATTTTGCTGAGTGGATAATTGCTGCTGCTTGTTGCGCACAGCGCCGATGCCGCCCACCTCGGGCAAAAAGGTGTAGTCTTTTAACGTGGCGGTAAACTCGGCATCCTCCAAGCGCCGCTGGGAGTGGGCCCGCTCGGCCTGGGCCTGGCGCTCGATGGCCGCCAGCTTTTCGGCGTACTGGGTCATTTTGGCCTCCATCTCCCGCATCCGCTTCTGCTCGGGAGACAGTTTGCCGCCGTTGGCCCAAAAGGCGTTCCACTCGTCCTGGGTCATGCCCGCTTCCGACATAAATTCTGCCGGATTGCTCATGGCGAGCTCCATCTTCTTAATCTTCTCGGCCGCCCTTGCCTCGGCCGCTTCCGCCTCGGCTTTACGCTTCTCGATGGCCGAGGTCGCTTCCCGGGCGCGCTGCTCGGCCTCGCGCAGCACCTGCTGCTGCTGCATCCACTGGGCCTGCTCGGCGCTGATGGCCGCCGGCGGCTCTACCCCCTGACGTGCAGAAACGTCGCCAGGTTCGCCAGCAGGTTGAGGGTCTCCACCGCCAGCATCGCGATGGCCAGAATCAGTTCCAGTCGGCTCAGGGGGCTGTGCACGCTTGGGCTCCGGCACGTTGCGGTCCTCGCGCAGCTTGGCCAACATGGCCTGGCGCTTGGCTTCCCGGTTGGCTGGCGACAAAGGGTTGCGCTTGTCTATGGCGTCATGGGCCGCCTGCTGGGAGGCCCGGTCCCGGACCTGCGGGGGCTGCTCCGAGGGCAGGGAGCCCACCGGCGTTGACGGGGATGGGTCCGGTTGCTGGGTTGATTTGGGGTCCGCCTGGGATTCCGCCTGCGATTGCGCCATCTGCTGGTGCTCCTGGTAATGCCGGCGGTGCGCCCGCCGGGCTGTGTTGGGCCATCATCTGTTGCATGATGTCTTGGGCTTCCTCGAGCCACTGGGCAAACATATCGAGTTTTGATTGCTCAAGGCCAAGCGTTTCATACTGCAGGCTCGCGTCCGAAATCCGCACCAATCCCCGGGAGAGGTCTTGGACGGAGGTGGGCGAAATGTAGTGGCCCTTTTCGATGATTTGCTCGATGACCCAATCCAAGTGGTCTTCGGTGGCCGAGCTCTCACTGAGCACGGCGTTGATGTCATCGGGGCCTTGCATCATGCGCTGGCCCTGCTTTTGGGTGATGAGCCCGGCGTCCATGAGCTCTTTGATATCGTCGGTCTTGCCCGCCGGGGTGTTGGAGAGGAGGTTGGCGGGCGCAGGCGTCAGCAGGTAGGCGTCCTTTTGCAGGTCCAGGTCTTTCCAGTCTAGCTGCACAGCCTTCTTATACGTGTCCTGGACGAGGACGGGGTAGGCGCCTTTTTCTTTTGCAATGCGTTTCGCAAGCGTGAAAGTTCGCTCGGCTGCGTCGAGAAAGAAATCTTGGGTCCACCGCTCGAGCACAGAGGTAATCCGAGAGGCCCCCAAGTCCTGGTACTCCCGAAGCGCTTTTTTGGAATCAATGCGGTTGATGGGCACATCGCCGCCTGTATCCATCGAATTATTGCCCCAAAAATCGGCAATGATTTGGCGGAGCATTTGGCAGTAGACGGGGGCAGCTTGGTGAAATGGCGCATTGGTAACCCACTTGGGTTCCGGGCCATTGGTCTCCACGATGTGGCCCGGAATGTTGTCGAGGTGCCGAAAGTTGAGACCCGCCGCCTCCTGGACCACCCAGAAGGGAGCGATGCCGAGCCTGGCCCCCTGTTCCATGATATTGAGCGTTTTGTTGAGCAAGATTTGGGCGCCCATGGTGTGTTCCACCCAGCCTTGGCCATACCACCCAAAGGGCGCGTCCGAGGGCTTGAACACGACGTAGGGGAAGATATCTTCCTCCCACTCCTCGTCTTGGAGGGTGCCCGAGCTCAAAGCGATGACGTGGCGGCCGGGGCGGTCACCGACGGGCAGGGCGTAGGCTTCCACCACCAAAATCATACCGGGCTCATACAGGCACCACGGATAGGAGGGGGCGATGGCGGTGGCGGCTCCCTGGATGATATCCCACTTTTCGGGGAACATGGCAGCCAGGGTGTCTTTTTGGACGTAGCGCACCTGGTACATTTTGGTGGGGCGGCCAAAAGCGGCGTCCATTTCGTCCACGAAGATTTCGTTGGGGAAGACGCGGTCGCACTCGATGCGGTCGCCGTCCTCGCCCACCTGCAGCTTGACGATGCCGGTGCCGGTGACAAAGCCGTCCACACAGGCTTTTTGGGCCTCGCGGTAAAAGCGCATCCTGGCCCACTCGCCCTTGAGCGCCTGCTCCATCTTGCGGGCCCGCTGCCACAGGGCAAAGTCGCCGTTGTGGGTGAGCATGGTGACCCGGGAGTTGGCCTGGATGACCTTGCCGACGGTGGTGTCGCAGTGCTTTTTGAGCTGATTGTCGCTCATGCGCGGCAAGGGCTTGCCCCGGTGCACGCCCACGGCGAAATCGGTCATAAAGTCGCGGTTGGCATACAGGGACAGGTAGCGGATGTTGCGCTGCAGCCGACCCTCCTGCTTGGTGATGAGCATTTGGGCGTGGCTGACCAGGTCTTGGGCGGGGTCGTCGGCCAAAAGCCAGGCCGCCACCTCCTCGGCCGCTTTTTTGGTGCCCCGGCTAATCCCCGAGAGATCGATGGTGCCCGGGCCCTTTTGGGCCCTGTCGTGGACGGTATACGTGCTCATCAGTCACCCTCTGAAACCGGGCCCGCCTCGTAGCGGTCCCAGCGGTCGTAATCTTGCGCCAAGTTTACCACCTCGGCCACCTCAGCCGGCAGCAAGGGGCCTTGGGGGGCGTCGTTTTTCGTCCGGGCCAGCACGTACTCCCCCAAATCGTCACCGGGTCGGTCGCCGGCGTCGTCCAGGGGCTGGTCGTCGTCGCCGGCGTCTTGGGGGCCGTGCCACTCGATGACCAGGCCCTCATAGGCCAACGATTTCACGCCACATGCTCGGCCGGATTCGAGCAGGCGCGTCAGTTGGGTCATCGTCTCCTCGGAGCCAAGCGGGTTCGTTGGGATCACCTTCGGGTCGTTTTTTGAGGGCATCCTGCTTCTCCTTGATGGCAAAGGCTGTTCCGGGGTCTTGATAAGGGTCTTGGCTAAGGGTTTTGGAGCCAGAACCGCCGCTTTTGGCAGCGCGCCAGGCGTACAGCATGGCTGCAGCGCGATCATCACGCTCATGGTTGCCCATGTCAGTTTTCGATGCATTCCACGCCACCTCTTGCAGCTGCTTGATGAGTTCTTTACACCTTTGCTCATGCACCAGCAGGTCACGGCGCAAAAACGCGGAATTGATGAAAGCTATTTGGTCCAGCTTGTCGCGCTTGGCAGCCGGCTCAATGTAAAGGCCGTGGTCGCGCTGCAGGTGTACGGCGATGCCTTTGCCGTAGCCGCCCAAGTCGCCCACAATCCGAATCCTCTGGCCGTACTTTTGTCGAAAGCCGTTCACCTGGCGGGCCACATCGTCGGAAAATTGCTGCGGGGCCGCCCAGCTGTCCACCACGTACACGCGCCGGCAGGTCAGGGCGTAGGCGACGATGCTAATGGCTGATTCGTCGTGCCAGCCAAAATCGACGCCCATCAGATAGCGCCAGTCGTGCACGTGCGGCAAATCTTCCTTGTAGACGTTCTTGTCGCTTTGAAAGCCGGCAAAGACGCGCTCGGATTCACCGACGGCCCAGATGCCCTTAAACTCGCGCAAAAAGCGCGGGTCGTCCGGGCCTCCGAAGCCATTGTCGTCAATGATGGTGTCTTCGTTTTTGGCCGACTGGGGGATGAAGGGATTGTCCTGAAAACTCCACTTGTGCAGCTCCCAGACGGGCTTGCCATCGGATTTACGCCGGCGCAGGCCGTGGCACGCCTCGTAAAAGATGCCTTCCTTTTTCTTGCCGGCGGTGCCCGTCATAATGAGCTCGCCGCCTTGGTCCATGAGGGCTGCGCCCAACACCTCCATGATGAGGTTTTCGATGAACACGCCAAAGCTTGCCGCCTCATCGAGGGCCGCCTTAATCCACTTGGGGCCGCGCAGCTTCTCGATTTCGTCGGCCTTGTCGGCGCCTTTGAGGACAATGGCCCCCAAACCTCGCTCATGGATGATGGTGAGGTCGGTCTCATTGGTTTTGAACGGCAGCTGGTACTCTAAGATGAGCCTCTTAATCTCATTCCACATGTACAGCTTACAGATGCCCGCCGTCTGAGCCATGTACAGGTGCAGGGACGTGGGGTGCTCCAAAAGGGAGCTGACCAGCCAAATGGCCGTGCCGATGGTCTTGCCGCCCCGGCGGGTCGTAAAGGCGCACCGGCGCTTGGCGCCGCTGGCAAAAAAGGCGGCCTGCTGGGGAAACCACTTGCGCCTGAGCTCCTGGGCGGTGGACAGCTCCCGGGCGGTGGGCTCGTACTGGGCCAACCGCTTTTGGCGCGCCCTTTGGCGCTGCACGTAGTCGCCCAACAGCGCCCGCTGCTCGACGGGGCTCAGATTGTCCAAATCGAGATCGCGGCGGCTCATAATTCTGCGCGAACCTCGTGCTCCTCGATATGTGTAAAATACTCTGATGCCGCCGCCAGCTTCTCGGCTAGGGCCTGGCTGGCGCATACTGCGGCAATCTCATCGTGCCAATCAACGGTCTCGTTGGGGACGTGATTTAGCACCACCCAAACCTTCACTTGTGGCCCAATTCGGCCAAAATCGCGTCGGCCCGGCTCATATCGGGCTCCAAATGGGCTCTTTTGCCGCTTTTGGCGCCTTTTGATGAGCCGGTAACGGTGTTTGGGGCCGTTTTGGGCTGATTTTCGGCCGCTTCGCAGCTTTCAATCACGACTGAGGCCACAAAGAAGGTTTTGCCCAGCTTTTGCACCCGAATCATGCCATTGGGCAGCAATTCCAGGGTGCACAGGGCCCCTTGGCGGCTCAGGGTGCGCGAGGATTCGCCGCCGAGGTTCACGTGTTGGCGAAAAGCGACGTAAGACAGCGTTACCGGGTCGTTAAAAGCCATAGAAGTTCATTGCTCCTTGGGCGATGCCCTTTTGAGCCTTGGTGGGCTGCGAGTAGTCGAGCTCGAGTAGATACGGATTGTAGAGCAAATTCCACTTGGGCCGGATATGGCGCATGGGGCTGGTGTCGTGGGTACACCACATGGGCGCTTCCGGGTCTGGGTGGGTTTGTTTGGCCAAATTCACCAAAGCCGTGCCGATGCCCTGCAGCTGATAGCTTGGGTGGACGCAGACAAAATGCACCACCGGGGCGTGTTCGGCCGCTTTGGGCGGCTCAAAGACGATCCAGCCGCGAATCAGCTTTTTGTCCACGGCGTCGCAGGCCATGAACGTCTTGCTTCGGCTGATGAGCCGGTTGATGCGGGCCCGCTGCTCGATGTGGAATACGGCCGATTCCACAGGGCCCACGGTGGGGCTGGGCCTAAAGCTGCGAATCCAGCTGTCGATGACGTGGGAGGCGTCGTCGATGTTGATGGGCCGGATGGAGACGGGGGTCGGCGGGTCAAACTTGCCTCGGGCCCGGGCCTGCTCGCGCAGCTTTTTGTTAAATTCCCGGCGCTCGCGGCGGGCCTCGGCGGCGTTGTACTCGCGCACCACAGTGTTTTGCCAGGCTAGGCCCGTACGGGTCGCGGCAGGTCGGTCGCTCATGGCCAGACCGTACCACGCCCCTGGCGGCGGCCCAAATGGCGGTCTTGCCTCTTGCGGGACACAGGTGGTACGGCGGGCCTTGGGGGGCCAACATGAGGTTGAAATTCGGAGCCAAGGAGTGGGCGCACGCGCTGATGGGGCTCAGGTTTGCCCATGAGGCTTTTGCCCGGGGCAAGCACTACAACCCGGGCTGGGACAGGCAGACGGGCAAGTTTCTTTTGGACGAGCTCGGCCGCCTTGTACGCCATAGCCCGGACGCGCCCCAGGTCGGCCACAGAATCCCCTTTGAGGCGCTCCGCGACCTTTTACCCGAGCAGGAAGGCGCGCCCCTGGTGGCGTCGGCCGGGCCCCCAGAGCTCAAAGCGGCGCCGCAACCGCCAGACCACCTCACAAAGCGCCTGTCGGCGCTCGAGGGCCACGTCATCACGCTGATGCAAAAGGTGGAGGAGCTCGGCGCTCAGAAGAGCCAGGAGGCGCCCTTGGCCCAGGGTGTGGCGTCGGCAGTCGAACTTGCGGCCGTCAAAGAGCGCCTGGGCGAGCGGCTCGCCAAGGTGTTTGACTTCATTGCTCGGGTGGAAGACCGTCTTTTGGCGCTCGAGCGCAAGCGTAAGTAGGAGGGGTGTGATGAGTGAACGTGTGGCCGTTTTGATGGCTCGGGGTGTGTGTCTTGTGGTGGCGGGCGTCTTGACCCTGCAGCTTTTGGCCTGGCTTGCCCCCAATGTGGGCGCGGCCGCCGGCGCCATGCTCAGAAAGCTTATGGGCAACTGATGGATTGGCCCACAGCTTTCTTCTGTTCGGTGGGCGTCATTTGCTTCACCGTCTTTTTGCTCGACAGGGGGTAGGCCGTGAAGATGCCCAAAGGGACTTTGCGGCTACAGCTGGCGCTCAATGGCGACGAGGCGGTGGCCGTGTGCGCCTCGTTGAAGCATCACGCCGACATGCTGCATCGGCACCGGGTCACGGCGGCGCCCGGCGAGCGGTTGGCCGTGGAGCAAGAAATCATGCGCCTGGGCCGGGCACTGGGCAAATTTGAACAAGCGGTGGTGGCGGCCTTGCTAGGCGCACCAGCTGGGCCATCGACTGGCGCCTCTGGGCGTACTCAGGACGAAAGGTCACCAGGGCCACGCTCAGGTACGCCAAGAGCCACCCCGCGCACCGAGGATTAGCAAGGCAACCCACAACACAACGATAACCCATCCGACCATAGAACCTCCCCTTGCACATGGGGAGAGTATAGCGGCGACGCAACCGCTTGCACGGTATTGTTGAGGGGTGAGGGTGCAGGCTGGCCTAGATCCGGCGCCCCACGGACTGGGGGCCCTGAAGGCACCGAAAACAGCCCGCACCCTCAAGAAGCCTCATAGCTTGAGGGGCTTGGCCTTGGCAAGAGGTGTCACAATTTGCTCGATGGCCATGAGCTGGGAGCCGGAAAAGTTGCGGCTCTTGAGCACTTTGAGGGTTTTGAGGCAAATCTTGGCAGAGGCCCGCCCTTCGCCCTGGCCGTGTGAAGCGATGGCGATGGGCATTTTGGGGTCTTGCTCGAGGTCTACGGTGATTTTCATGGGTTTGGCCCTAGCAGGCGCCCATGCGATGCGTCAAGGCGTTTTGGGCCAGAGGCCGCACTTTGAGCCAGAACACGTGCCTAGTCGTGCTTTTTGGGCGCCGGCTCCGTGGGCGCGTCCTCGAGGGGGTTTTCGCCTAGGCCCTCGAACTCCTTATCGAACTCCTCGTCCTCGAGGGTGTGGCGCAACAGCTCGATGTCGTCGGTGATGAGGCGCACCTGAAAATTGTAGGCGTCAGCGAGCACGTCGCGGATGCTTAGCATGGCGTTGACGAGGGTGTTGAGTTGGTCGTCACGGTCTTTGTCTCGGGTCATGGTCAAACTCCTGCTCAAGAGTAAAGGCGGCGTCGCAACGGCGGCACCTTGGGTCTGCTGACTGTTCTACTGGCGTTGGCACACGTGGTCGAGGGGCGGCGCGTCAGGGAGGCGGTCGATTGTTGCGTTTGCTGGGCGCTTTTTGAGGGCTTTGTGACGCGGCGCTTGTAGACGGATTTGGCGCGGGCACTGTATTACTATCTCATGTTGACGTGGGTCGTTCTCGTTGTGTCGTTGCCTTTGCTGGTCACAGGCATTGTTTTGTTATTTTCTATTATGAAATCACAGGGTCGTTACTAACTCGCCACACATAAACTCTCAGGGGGAATCGGGCGCGCCCGCGCCGGCGCCGTCCAATACTCCCCCCTTGGTAGGTACCCCCAGTAGGGCCCCCCCGTCCTTTGCTTCATCCGGGCGCCGACAGCTGCACCCCACACCTATAATTATCGGCACGACCCCGCAAAGTGTTGCGTGCTCACGTGTCTTTTTTGCGCTTCAACAGTTCACTGACAGCCCGCTCCAGGTCATGGTCCGTCATGTCTTGCACCACGCGCTTGCCAATGTGCACGCGGTGGCGGCTTTCGGCCTTGTCGAGCGCAGGCAGTAGCTTGGTTAGGTCGCGCAGCATGCCCACCTTGCGAGGCAGTGGCTCGTCGGACAGTTTGACGGATAGAATCAAGTCTTCAGCCATGCCCCACACCTCACTCAATAGAGCCGCGTAGTTGCGTGGCCGTTGCACCTTGCCGCTGAACTCGGCCCGGGCAGCGGTGGCCACGTGGCGACGCATGATTTGCACGCCATGGGCCACACTGGGTGCGACGGTAATCTCGGCCTTGGGTGTCTTATCGCGCGCCATGTGGGCAGCCCTTGAGAAGGTGGAATCGTGGAATTCGTCAATACCTTGAAAAGCGCCCTACCACTAGGGTCTGGTGCAAAACACCGGCCTTGGGCGCTCCCTAGTGCGGTCAGGATTCCCCCCACAGCCGCGTCTGCTACCCTCACACGGCGTGGCAGGCGCTGGCAAGTAACTTGGCATGGCCCTGGCATTGGCGCAGGCACACGTGGCACCTGGCGCTGGCACACGTGCGGTGTGGGCCCTCTGACTGGGCCCTTTACCGTGTCAGGTCACAGCGTCTTTAGGAGTCGCTGCACCTCAGCCCGGGCCCGGGTCTCAAAGTCGGCCAGCTGGCTGGCGGCCTCGTACATGCCCTCAAACTCGGCGCGGTGGCGCAGGTCAATGGCGCGGTCAATCTGGGCTTGGATTTGGCTGATGCGTTGGCTGGTGGTCATCTTCATTGTGCTACCCTCGCTGGCGGCGCGATGTGCGCCACACACTAGAAGGTATCGGCAGGCACGCCCGTTGTGTTGCGTGCCTACCGTACTTTTTTAGCGGGCCTAGTACTCGCCCACCATGGCCAGGGCGCAGCTCAGGCACATGCCGTGGTAGCAGGTGTCCGGGGTCATCTCTTCAGCACACTCGGGGCATGGGCCCGCGTAGTCAGCCGGGGCGTCGGTGTCGGTATTGGCTGCCACAGTCTCGGGCCCGGTCCCGAAGATGTATGCATTGTCAGCGTCGGTGAAGGTGTATAGTTTCATTGTGCTACCCTATCTTAGGCCACAACGTGCGGCCCATGCCATAGTTATCGGCGGCATGGGCGCACGTGTTGCGTGGCTGCTTACTTTTTGGTGTTCATGGTCTTGAGTAGAATCCGGGCGATTTCAAGGTCGCGCTCAAGTGTGGGCGATACCGTCTTCAAGCTTTCGAGATATACCTTCTTAATTAAGTGTCCGTTCATTGTGCTACCCTACCGTGTTGTGGTGGCCGACGTGGCCACATCATCACATACACAGCATGGTAGCGGCGTGGTTAGATTATTTTGTCGCGCAGCAAATAAAAGTCATTGTCGGTCGGCGCCAGGGCGGCGCAGCGGTGACACTCGCCATGCTCATTGGCGCTGTAATCGCCCGACACGCCACATCCGGCGCACCTCGCTGACAGCTCGGCGCGCAGCTCAGGCGGTGCGCTACAGTCCGGGCAGATGGGCCCCCAATATTCGTCGTTCATAATCGGCTCGCCACAGTCAGCACAATCGCCAGGGTATTCGGGCCCGCAATAGCCAATGCCAATCGTTTTCATGGGTGCTCCTTTGCCGGTGGCGCGCAACGTGCACGCCACGCCCTAGATTATCGGCGCGGCGTGCATCGTGTTGCGCCTTACAGCCGCATGGGCATTAGCAGATAACGGATGGCTTGGGTCTTGTCGTCGGTGCCGTTGATGTCACCGTGCGCGGTCATGGCCATGACAGATATATCATCGGCGGGCATCTCAAAGCCGACACGATAGTCCACACCACACGCCTTGAGATAGTCGGCAAAGTCGGCCAGGTAGCGGGCATTGACGCCGATGATGCTGCACGGCGTGGCATCATCGTCTGGCGCGCCGTCGAGGCACCGTCGCCAGGTGGGGTAGCTGTAGCCTTGCAAGTCATAGCTCGCATCATAGCGCGTGGTGGCACCCTTGGCTGTGGCCGTGATGTATCCGTCGTTAAGGTTGGCCACGCCGTCTTTGCCTAACTTGATGTTTTTGAGAACGTCGCGGTGCAGGTACAGTTTGCCGTCGGTAGGCCGAAAGCCACCCATGTCAAATTCCAGGTAGACAAGGCGGTGGCCGTCGGTGGCCACGGCGGTGGCGATGGCATTGCCGGCGGTGTATTCAATGCACACGTGTTGCAGGGCGACGCGTATTTCATCGGTGCTTGTGAAGCGGTACAGGTTGATAACGTGTTTTGGGAGTTTCATGGGTGCTACCTTCTATTGTGTCGGCAGCGCAACGTGCGCCGCACACCTTAGTTATCGGCGTGCGGCGCGTAGGTGTTGCTTACTTATCCTTCCCGTACCCGCAACATCGCTTCAAGGGCGCGCATAGAGATAACGGTAAAATCGGTGAACGGGATAGAGGCGACGGGCTCAACCGTGCTCATGTAAACGTCCACCTTGCAGGTGTCCAGGTCCACACAGTAGGCCCATTCGCAAAACAACGTGTCCTTCAAAAACTCGCTATCATCCTTCACAATCTGGCAGTGCAGCCCGTTCCAGATTTTTTGAAGGATGGTCGCGCCAGTGTCGCGGTCAAAGGCAACAAACTTATCTAGCATGTATGTGGCCACGTGCTCGCCATTGCGTTGGGCTTCCAGCATGGCCACCTCCCTGGCTTCCAATTCCTCTAACTCGGCGTCGGTGGCAAATTTGAGTTTGGCCACCTTGGCGGCAAACTCGGCGCGCAGCGTGTCATCTAACAGGTAGGCTTGGATGAAGGCGGCGACGGTCTCGCCTTGGCCTGTGGGGTATCCATCCCATTGGCCGTAGTTGGCAAGTTTCAATTCCCCGTTTAGCTTAATCATGGTCAAGTTGCGTGTGCCCATTGTGTTACCCTCTATTTTCAGGGGGCGCACCGTGCGCCCACCATGCTTGAGTTATCGGCATGGCGGGCGCAGGCGTTGCTTACTTTTTACACTAGGGCCAAGGCGGCGTTGTAGGCGAGCCGATTGATTTTCACACTTTGGTCGATGGCCTTAATCTCGCGGCTCCTAGCGTAGGCAAGGCGCGCGTAGGTGTCGCCATAACGGTCCTTTACCTGGCGCTCGTACGTGTAGCCAATGCCGCCGCGTATGGCTGCTTCTTGCACGCGGTTGAAGATGGTGAAGGCGTCGTTGCCGGTGTCTGCGCTGCGCCGAACGTAGGGCAGCCGATAATCTACACTCACAATCTTCTCGCTTCCCTCAAGGCGGGCATCGTACACGGTCTTAATTAATTGCTGCACGGCGGCGTCTGTTAGCTGTGTGCGGGCCAGCTGCTCGGCTTGTTGCATCATGGTCGGGAAGGCGTTGAGTAGCTGTTGCAAGGCGGCGGGCAGACGTTCGGCCATCTTCGTGTTGTGGGTCAGTTTGACTTCATTGACGGATTCGCCCGTCACGATGCCGTTGAGGCACGCCATGCGAAACATGCCCCACATTAGCCGCAAGCTTGACGCGCGGTCGTGGCTGTTAATCATTAACAATTGGGGGCGCGTGGTGTGCACGCCTTCAAGGCCGGGCATGGTTTGATAATCGGGGTGCTCCAAGCGCACCATGTGTTTTTGAAAACCTTGACGCGATTCCTTGCGGGGCACGATGGCGGTTTGCGACACGGGCGTCCATCCGGCTTGGGCAAAGATGGCCAGGATTTGCTCGCTATTGACGAATTGATACTTGTCGCTCACGGCGGCGTGCGCTTGCGTGGCTTGAACGGGATTCTTGCTCAAATATTCGGCGTTGATAATTCTCATTGTGCTACCCTTTAGTGTGCTACCGTGCGATGTGCACGTTGCATGATTAAGTTATCGGCGCGTGGCCGTCAAGTGTTGCGTGTCATGTGTCTTTTTTTATTCCAGCGCGGCGATTTCTTCCATCATCGCGTTTACAAGGTCACCCCCGTTAATCGGACAATCCTCGCAAATCCCGTCTTCCGGCACGTCCTCGCAATAACATTCGTCGGCTTGCACGCGGGCTACAATATCCTTCAGGCGCTTAAGATACTCTTTTTTGAATTCAGGCTTCATCATCTACCTCTAATGTTAAGTGTTGCGTCGAAAGTACCCGGGGCAAGGCGAGGGTAGCTAACCTTGCCCCGGGCAGCGTGCTACTTGACGCCCAAGTCATCTTGGGCCAGTAGCACGGTCTGTATGGCATCTTGCGTTGCCTCGCACGATGCCAGCGCATCTTGCAAAGCCACAGCCAGGGCACCTTCCAGGTGCTCTAGGTCGCTGGCCATGGCCATACAGGCCACGGTCAGGTGTGCGCACATTGCCATTAAGTCCTTGCGATCCATCTATCTACCCTCACATGCGGCAGGTGTTGCCGATACCTTAATTATCGGCGCACCTGCCCATGTGTTGCTACATCATCCGTTGATTTTGAAAAGATTGGCCACGTCGCCAAACGTTTGACTGGAAAGGTTTTGCTTCAATCCAAAGCTTGGGGTGCGCGTGCCCTTGATGTAAATGTCCAGGTTCAAGCTACCCGGGGTGGCGTCACGCACCACAACCCGCGACATGATTTTGGCCTCCTTGATGCCCGCATCCCACAGGGCAAATTGAACGTCCACATCCTTGAACCCTGGCTCAAGCTTGATGGTCGTCAGTTTGGTGCCGGTTTTGCCGATAACGTCAAATGAAATTGTGCTCATGTGTATACCCTACTTTTTTGTTGGCAGGCGCAACGTGCACCTGGCAACAAAGGGTATCGGCCCGGCCCCGCCAAGTGTTGCGTGTCATGTGTCTTTTTTTTGCATCTAGCAGACACAACACTTTGAAGGGGTGCGCCGATAACCTTGGGCATGGACACTCAAAACAAAAAACAAGGCCCCTTGACCCTGCCGCCGCAGGCCAAGGCTAGGATGATGGAACTTCGGGCCCAGCGGGGCACGCACGTCGCCATGGCTTACGCCCATGCGGTGCTTAATCACCTACGCGAGCAAGCCAACGTCGAGTATATGCGTCGGCATGTGGGCGCGCCCTGGCAGTTGGCCTTGGGCGATGTGGCCGTCAAGGCGCCGATATTGGCGGTGACGCTGTGGGCGCTGTGGGGCGTGGTGGCGCCCCCGATGTTTTTGGCCATGGCGTCGCTGGGGATTGTTTTCGTGGTGCTGCACGCGGCGGGAATTTTTGTGGACGGCGGTCGGTATTAATTTAGCCAGCCGGCAACGGTTGTGTGTATGTCTCAATAGATAGACGATAACGGTACAGGGGGGTAGGTCATGACAGCCATCGGGACGCTCATACAGGGCAATATGCTCAAGACAAAGGACTTTGCCGCCGTGGCCGAGGGCGCGGTGTGGTACATCGTCGCCCTGGGCGGCCACCTGCGCGGCTTAGAACCTGAGCGCTGGCTGATGAGCCGGGCGCAGTGGAGCCGGCATGAGCCTGGCGCCTTGTTGGCCCAGTTTTACAGCGATGCGCATAAGCGGTTTGAGGCCGCCGACGACGATGAGGCTTACGCCCTTTTGGAGCACGTGCAAAAAACCTACAGCATGAGGAATGAGAACTGATGCCCGCAAAGTTTGAATACACCGCGCCCGATGCCGTCAAAAAATGTGTGGAGTGCGGCAACTTCTTTTTTCGCAGGCGGCCGTGCGGGTCGCTCGACACCATGGTGCGCTGGCAAAAACGTATCGCGTGCGGTGGGGCGTGCGCCCAAAGAGCCAAATGGAAGCAAAGACGCATAAGCCAGGGCATAAGCGAGGGGGCCCATGCCAGCGCCTGACGGTAAGATTCGGATTCTTTCCATTGACGGGGGCGGCGCGCGCGGCTTGCTCGCCTTAGAAATTCTCATAAGCCTGGAGAAGCAACTGGGCGCGCCCATCGCCTCTTGCTTTGATTACATCACAGGCTGCTCTACAGGAGGCATCATTGCTCTGGCTGTTGGTAAGCGCAATCCTTTTGGCGCCCAAGCGATGCGCGATATCTACCGTGCTTATTTGCCTCAGATTTTTAGCCGCAGTGCCTGGCAGCGTATCAAAACGTTGGGACGCATAAGCGGGCCCAAGTACGACCGCGCAGCCCTCAATCAATGCGTGCACAGTGTCATCGGCGACACCACGGCTTTGGGCGACACCGAGCATAAGCTGATGGTGCCCGCCTACAACCTGACCGACCGCACACCACACTTTCTGAGCAGCTATGCCACGCCCGGGGTCACCATGCGGGACGCGGCGCTTTGCACGTCGGCCGCGCCCACGTACTTTTCGCCCTGGCAGCTGGGCGACACGTACTTTGTGGACGGCGGCGTCTGCGACAATGACCCGGCGCTGACCGCCGTCATCGAGGCGT